GGCCGATTATGATGGCTGGTGCGGGTCAGGAGTCTCTGCCGGGAACGACCCCGGAGGAGATAGCACGGGAGGTCCAACGGAAGATCAACCGGGAAGGTTTGGCTGGGGCGCGCAGAGCGTTGGAGCAGGGGCCGTCACGGGTCCCTGACCATTTGGACGATTTTGTGCCTGAGGAGGACTACGGTGGTGATCCGCAGTCGCAGATGAGCCAACAGTATCTGGCTGACATGTTCGCCAGACAGGCCGCCCAACCCCAACAGGGGTACTTCGGTGGTTTGGGTCAGGCGGTGGGCGGTATGTCTACACAGCAGAAGATCGCTTTGCTGGTCGGTTTGGGTTTGATACCGATGACGGGTGGCGCGTCTTCTTCGATGCTGGGTCCTGCGTTGGGTATTGGTGCCGGGTTGGCGGCTACCCAGTGAACGGGCCGGAGGTGGTGACATCGTTTGCTGTGGAAGCGTACGACGTGTATGATCCGTTTGATGACGATGAGCCTTTGGAATGCGGTTTGGAAACCCCTGAAGTGTGCGAGTCATGTCAGTGAGGTGGGTCGTGTCGGTGTTCGTGACAGCAACATTCATGTCTATAGCCTTTACGGTTTGGGGTTTGGGTCGGATGTTACAATCGTTGTTCGACTAGATGAGCCGACTGACCGAACTACAGCAGGAGGCCGAGTGGCGGCGCTGTACAACCGATGAGCCGTATTTCCTACGCAAGTATTGGCATATTGCTCATCCTGCTCACGGTCGAATACTTTTTGATCTCCGGGACGCTCAGAGTTTCGCTCTGAACCATTGGGATAATAACCGTTATTCGCTGACCCTGAAGGCCCGTCAGATCGGGTGGACTACGCTGGTGGCCGCCCACCAGTTCTGGTTGGCGTTCTTCAAGGCGGACCAGAACATCATCGACCTGTCGCGTACGGAGCGGGAGTCGGTGCTGCTGCTACGGAAGTCAAAGTATGGCTTCCATCACATGCCGGATTGGATGTTGGAACGTGGACCGGATTCGATGGTGGAACACCAACAGCGGATGGCGTTCAGCAACGGGTCGCAGATTACTTCGATGCCTTCAGCATCCGATCCTGCTCGTGGCGAGTCAGCATCGCTGGTTGTGGTTGACGAATGGGCGTTCCTTCCCAACCCAGAAGAAGCATGGGCTTCGATAGAGCCGGTTGCTGATGTCGGAGGTAGAATTATTGGCCTTAGCACGGCGAATGGAAGTGGAAACTTCTTTCACCAACTATGGGTTGGGTCGGAAACGGGCACGAACCGGTTTGAGCCGATGTTTTTTCCGTGGTCTGCGTCGGAGGACCGGGACGAGTCGTGGTATCAGTCCAAAAAGGACTCCATGCTGTCGTGGCAGTTGGCTCAGGAGTACCCGACGACCCCTGAGGAAGCGTTTATCAAGTCTGGTAACCCGGTTTTCGACTTGGACGTGCTGGAACAAATGAACGCTATGGTTGAGCCGGGTCAGGCGGGATATTTGTGGGAACCGTACCCTCGTACTGTGGAATGGCGTAAAGATGCTCACAGTTTGGCGTGAACCGGTAGCCCGACGAGCGTACTGTCTGGGTGTAGACACCGCTGAGGGGTTGGCGCACGGTGACTATTCGTGCATTCAGGTGTTGGATGTGCGTGATGGGGAACAGGTGGCTGTGTGGCATGGTCATATTCCGCCGGATACGTTGGCGCATGAGGTGTTTAGGCTGTCGTTGTGGTATAACGACGCTTTGGCGTGTGTTGAGTCGAACAACCACGGGTTGACGACGATCACCCAGTTGCGGCATTTGGGGCATCCGAACCTGTTTCGGAAGCGGTCGTTGAATCAGGTGACGACAAAGGTGTCGCAGGAGTTCGGGTGGAAGACTACGAGGACAACGAAGCCGCTGTTGATTGACGATTTGGGGATGGCGTTGCGGTCTGGCGAGTTGACGATCCATGACCGGTTTACTTTGGGCGAGTTGAGAACGTACACCCGTAACGAGCGGGGGTCTATGAGCGGTTCTCCGCACGATGACCGTGTTATGGCGTTGGCGTTGGCGAATCAGATGCGCCAGTATGCGTTTATGCCCGAGTTTGCGCCCAAAGTGGACGATTATTGGACGATTGACTGGTTTGCACGCCTTGCGGGCAAGGCAGATGATGAAGTTTCACCGTTTCGGATTGGTGCCAACAGCATGCGTGGGACAGTCTGATCTGTACTCTTAGAGGCCATTGGAGGTTTTATGTCAGCAGCAGGTAAGTTCGTTTCGCACACTAACGGTACCCGTACCGTGGATGGCGCTTCGGGCACGAACAACAAGATGGAGCGTGGTGGTTCTGTCGTGGCTAACCCGATTTGGGAGCCTGCGGCACCGAACTCGCCCAAGCAGCGGTTCTCCGATCCGAAGTACGCCCAGTATACGGGCGCCTTTGGTGAGAACTCGCCACGGGAGACTCCGTTCAACCAGCACGGTGTGACCGGCGACGTTGAGCCGGGTAAGCCACAGCCGGACCTGAAGGGTCATAACGCTGCACCGCACACCAAGCGCCCGTAACTATGGCTGTCCTCCCACGGGAGGCAACCTACGGGGAGTTCCGCGACTATGTGGTGGGGCTGCGCGGCGAGTTGTCTTGCGCCGAGTTGGATGAGTTGTGGGAACGCCGTCAAAGGCTGTTTGGGATCAGATTCGCAACTGGTCGGGGTTACCGATCCCAGTTGCCTCCCGACGAACAGCATCTGACACGCGAACAGCGCGGTCGGAAGGCCGAGGTAGAAGCGCGCTCGCAGGGCCGCAACATCGAACGCCTGCCGGATAAGGTGCATTTCTGATGGCTCGCAAGACCCGCGCTGACCAGCATGAGGTAATCAAGCGTCGTTTGGATTCGTCGGCGCGGTGGCGTGACGAGATGGGCTATGACGGCCTGTGGCGTCGCATGACTGATCTGTACCGTGGCAAGCATTGGCCGCGCACCACGGTCAATCAGGAAGATTTGATTGCTGTCAATCTGGCGTTTTCGACGATCAATGTGATTGCGCCGTCTGTGTCGGTGAACCATCCGAAGATTGTGGTGACGCCGAATGAGCCGGACAACAAGGACCGGGCGGTCTTTGTGGAGGCGGTAATCAATCACCTGTGGAAGCATCACGATTTCCGCAAGCCGTTCCGGCGTGCTGTCAAGGATTTTCTGATTTTCGGCCATAGTTGGGTGAAGGTTGGTTGGAAGTTCTTGGAGCAGGAACGCACGTTGGGTGAAGCCGAGCGTGAGGAAATGTACGACGAGGCTCTATTGGAGGCTGACCGGTTCGCTATGGAGGACCCGTTGTTGGCCGGTGGTTTGCCAACGGACGATGAGATGGCGGCCAACATCCCGCAGACGGCGATGATGATTGTGGAGGATCAGCCGTTCGTGGAACGTATCTCGCCATTTGACGTGTACATCGACCCGGAGGCGACCTGCTTGGAGGACGCCAAGTGGATTGCGCAGCGGATTATCCGCCCGTTGGACGAGGCGAAGGCCGACAAGCGGTATAAGGCTTCGGTGCGGAAACGTCTGTCTGCGGATTCGCTGCTGTACCCGATGTATTCGGTGGCGACCCGGCAGGAGCAGGAAGAATACTTGGACAACGAGGAGCGTACTGTTGTCTTTGAGTATTACGACGTGACCAACAACACCTTGAGCGTGTTGCCTCAGTCCGGTGATGACTTTCTGATTGACCCGGTTGCGATGCCGTATGCGTACGGGCAACCGTTTGTGATGATGCGCAACTATGACATTCCTGACTATTTCTACCCGATGGGTGATTTGGAGGCTTTGGAGTCTCTACAGCAGGAGTTGGACAAGACCCGTTCGCAGATGATGAATGCCCGGAAGCGTTACGCCCGCAAGTATCTGTACCATGAGCGGTCGTTTGGGCCGGAGGGCCGTGAGGCTCTGGAGTCGGATCAGGATGGCCGGTTGGTGCCGGTGGTGGATGAGAACAAGCCGTTGGGTGAGGTTGTTGTTCCGATGCCGCAGACTCCGTTGTCTCCTGAGATTTACAACATGTCGGAGATCGTGGAGGCCGACATCAACACGGTGTCGGGCGTGTCGGAGTATGCCCGTGGGCAGATGCCGGAGATCAGACGCACGGCGACGGAGGCGAGCATTATTGCTGATGCTGGTAACGCTAGGGCTGCTGACAAGTTGGCGATTGTGGAGATCGGCATTGGGCAGATTGCCCGCCGGGTCATCCAGTTGATGCAACAGTTTATGACTGGCGACCAGATGGCGCAGGTATCGAACCGTGGCGAGAGCCTGTTTGTGAAGTATGCGCGGGATGACATTGTGGGGGAGTACGATTTTAGTGTGGAGGCTGGTTCGACGCAGCCGATCAACGATACGATCCGCAAACAGCAGGCTGTGTCGTTGTTGAATGCTTTAGCCCCGTTGGTGGGGACTGTTATTGATCCTGCGGCGCTTGCCAAGCACGTGTTGACTAACGGGTTCGGGATCAAGGACCCGGACAAGTTTTTGATGCAGCAGCAGACACCGATGGATCAGGAGGTGGCCCGCGAGGAAGCGGGTGGCGTACCGGACCCGTTCGGGAAGCAACCGGGTATGCCGATTTCGCCGCAACCGGAGGGAGCGTTCGCCCCGAGCGGCGGCGTTCCACCGGAGTTGCTGGCACAGATCCAAGGACAGATGGACGTTGACCTTCCGTTCTTGTAAATAGCGGGACACCCGTTCCGTATTCATAGGAGCAACCTTTAGGACTCCGAGGAGAGTAGACAATGGATGAAGACGTTGAGGGAACCGTGCTAACGGACAGCCCAGATTCTTCAGTTGAAGTTTCACAGGAACCTGCCGGGGAGTCGTACACCGTGAAGGTGGACGGCTTGGAGGAGCAGGTCAGTCTGGACGAACTTCGGGACGGATACCAGCGGCAGGCGGATTACACCCGTAAGACGCAGGAGTTGGCATCCGAACGTAACCGGTTACAGCAGGCAGAGGCGATAGTGCAGTCGTTGGAGTCAGATCCAGCGGGAACGCTTACGGCTTTGGGTGACGCATTCGGTGTCAGTAGGGCAACTGGGGAACCGGCGGGTCAGGTGGACCCGTGGGATGAACCAGACCCGAACGAGCAACGACTCGCCACTTTAGAGGCCCGTCTGGAGCAGCAGGACCGGGTACATAGACGACAACAGGTAGAGAAGCAGGTTGAATCCCTCAAGGGTTCGTACGGGGAGTTCGACGCTTCTGAACTGTACCAACATGCGTTGAAGCACAAGATAGGCAATCTGGAAGCCGCATTGACACATATGCGGTATAACGATATAGCCACTAAGGCCAACAAGTTGGAACAGGATCAGGAGCGTACCGATGCGAAGCGGGAGGCCAGCGTGGTGGAACCTTCGGGTTCCAAGCAGGCGGGGTCTTCCACGGAGCCGGTGAGCAAGCCGAACAGTATCCGAGAGGCATTCGCGGACGCTAAGCGTTCCCTGACTTCATAGAGAACAGAGAGTAGGTGACAGATAATGGCAGCAGGCAATGCTGACTTTGACGAGATTCTGTCTACCACCCTGAAAAACTACGTCCCCAAGTTGACTGACAACATTTTCAGCGCGCGACCATTGTTCTACGCGTTGACTAACGGTCAGACAATCCGACGTATTTCGGGTGGTGCGAAAATCGTCGTCCCGGTTATTTACGGGACCAACTCAACGGCCGGTTCGTACTCTGGTACGGACACTATTTCCACGACGGCACAGACGGGCATTAGCGCGGCTGAGTACGACTGGCGACAGTATGCGGCTACGGTAACGATCAACGGTATGGAGGAAGCCAAGAACAACGGCGAAGCCCAGATCATTGATCTTCTGGAGGGCAAAATCTTCCAGACGCAGGAAACCATCATTGAGAACATGAACACCATGTTCTGGGGTGATGGCACCGGAAACGGTGGTAAGGACATGAACGGCCTCAACAAGTTGGTTGGGACCGGCCTTACTGTAGGTGGCATTGACGCTACCGATGCGGACAACTCATGGTGGCGTTCAACGCTTCGCAACGGTCCTGCCGATGCGGGTGCTGGCGTATTGACACAGGCCGCTATGGCGACCGTGTACAACACCGTGTCGGTTGGTAACGACCAGCCGACCATCATTATCACGGATCAGGACGAGTATGAGGCTTACGAGTCTCTGCTGGAAGGTCAGATCCGTTACACGGACACAGATGTTGCCGATGGCGGGTTCCAGAACCTGCTGTTCAAGGGCGCACCTGTGACCTTTGATAGTGACAGCAACTTGGATGGAAAGATGTTCTTCTTGAACACCAAGTACCTCCAACTGGTTGCACACTCCGACGTTTGGTTCAAGCCAACGCCGTTTGTGCGGCCCACCAATCAGGACGCGGTGTTCTCGCAGTTGCTCGTTTACGGCGAGTTGACTGTAAGCAACCGTGCCCGTCAGGGAATGATCTACGCTCTTAGCGACTGATCCCTGATAGACGGTCGTTGTCACGGGAGGCATCATGGCACGGGGTTTCGCATACGCATACAAACAGGGTCAGCGCCCCGCAGATGAACCTGCGGGAAACTATAAGACGCTCAAACCCGAAGGTCACGTCGTTGGGCGTGACCGTCGTATCCACCGCGTAAACCCCACCCCCACCCATGCTGCCCCCGTGGCAACACCATCTGAGGAAACTACCCCCGAACCCGACGAAGACTAGGGGGTTGTGGTGCAACTGAGCGCAATGCGCGACCACGTTCGTAACGTGGTTGACATCACAACAAACGACATTTCCGACGTGACGATGAACACGTTTATCCGCGAGGGGTACGACATCATCGTGTATTCGGAGAAGCGGTGGCCGTTCTACGAGGTTGCGTTGACGTTTGATACGGTTGCGTCGCAGAAGGATTACACATTGGCTGAGGTGGGAACAAACCTCAGTTTTGTGCATGACGGTGTGACGTTCTCCGGGGCGTCTGCGCCGAAGAATGTCGGTTTGCGTGAAGTGGCAGCGATGAAAACCACCAACCACGTGTTGGAGTACATCGGCTACGACGTGGGCGATGTCATGTACCCGTTGGATTCCAACTCTACGGGCAGGCCGTGGTACTGGTCGTCGTGGAACAGCGGTACGAGTGCGTCCGCTGCGGTAACCAACCAGACGATCCGGCTATATCCGACGCCTTCCAGCGCACAGACGATCTCTATTCGCGGATACCGCAACCCGGTGGACTTCGGCGGCAATACCGCCGTGTACCGTGCGGCGATTGCCGATGCGAACACGCCGGATCTGCCGGTGCCGTTTGACAACGTGCTGACACTGTACGCGCTGTACCGGTCGTATCAGCAGCAGGAGGACGCTGCGATGGGGCAACAGTACTATTCGCAGTTCATTCAGGAGTTGGACAACCTGCGGGCACGGTTTGAGGATTCTCCTGCACCGCAGCCGCTGATGTTGAACAGCATCAGGGCGTCACGGTGGATGTCGCAGTCGTACCTGCCGGGGAAACTCCGCTATTCTTGGGAACTGTAAATGCCCCTACAGGCAGATACAAAGATAGCCAAGGGCGGCGACGCCTACCGTTACGACGAGCGCGCCGACTTTACCGGTGGTCTGAACCTGCGTGCTGACCAGTTCAATCTGGCCGTGAACGAATCTCCGGGGTTGTTGAATGTGGACGTGGACCCGCGTGGCGGCGTGTCACGTCGGGACGCTGTAGACATCATCAACGCTACGGCTCTGGGGGATCATATTCTCAGTTTGTTCTACCATTCTGACGCATCCAACAATCAGGTGATGATAGCGGCCACCAGCAGCGGCAACAGTACCCTGCATTTTGCTACTGGTGCGGCAGGGAACTTTACCCAGATACAGTCCTCGGCGGGGAACATAACGATGACCGGCCTCCAACGCCCGCAGGCTGTGACGTTCAACGACACAACGTACATTGTGAACGGGTCGTTGTTCGATACGTCGTATTCGGCGGTTTCTTGGGCGGGTTCCAACAACGCCACCCGGCTCACCCCGGACATAGACGGCTCTGCTGGACATTTCCCGTGCGCCCGCTATGCGGCGACATGGGCGGAGTTCGTGTGGGTTGCTTACACGTTGGAATCGGGTACGTCGTACAAGAACCGGGTCAGGTTCTCGGCGGTGAACGACGGTGAGAACTGGACGGCCAGCGACTACATAGACATCGACATCGGTGAGGACGGCGACTACATAACGGCCATTATCCCCGATGCTGACCGGTTGCTGGTATTCAAGCAGAACAGCGTGTACGCCATCTACGGTTTCAGCAGGGATTCGTTTGAGGTTCGCAACCTTACACGCACAGCCGGTTGCCGTGACGGCACTAGCCCAATGGCTGGTACGCCGGGGGTGTTCTTCTGGTACGGCGAAGACGGCGTGTTTCTGGTAGCGTACGAGCAGATAGCGTGGGTGTTTGAGCGTATCAAACCGGCGTTGGACGACGGAAGCCTGACGTTAGGAACAGCACCGTCTTTGATGTGGTTTGATGAGAAACTGTGGGTTTCGGCCGATTACCAGTCGGGAGACAATCTTGCCGGATCAGATCAGACGAACCGGCGCAACACGTTCATGTGGGACCCGTCGTTGGGTGACACGGGTGCGTGGACCCGGTATGACATCAACGCTCGCAGCCTGTTGGCGTACAGGCCGTCGGGGGCGCAACACTTTGGGCTGGCCGTCACCTCTGATGTGAGTGGTACGGCAGCGTTTACACGGGTGGCGAAGGTCAACGTGGATGCTGATGTAGACGATTACAACGGGACTACAGCGGAGGAAATCCAGTCTTTCTACCAGACCGGGTGGTTTGTGGGGAACCGGCCCACGTTTACGAAACGGTGGGGGAAGACCCGTACGGTCATGTTGGCGGACAACACTTTGACTGTGCGCATGGGCATTTTCAAGGATTACGACCTGTCTACTGAGTCTGTTTCCCAGTCTCAGTCGATTACTGGCCCCGGTGGGGAAGCAACATGGGATTCGGCCCCTTCCGGGTCTGGTGATGGTGTTTGGGACGTGTCAGAGTGGGCTGCTGGGGGCACTTCCAACATTTATAAGTTCTTTAGGTGGCCTACGGCTGGGACAGCCAAGGCTATTAGTTTGAGGTTTAGTGTTACGCCGTCGCTGGGCGCCCGCGGGAAGTGGGGGCTTACGTCGGCTGTGGCGATGTATAGGACTCGGAGGTTGCGATAATGGCGGCTTTGGCTGTGACCAACTCGTTTACGGCGGGTACGTCGATTGTGGCGTCCCAGATGAACGCCAACTTCACCGATGTCGTGTCGTGGGCTACGGGGACACCGTTCTTGTCGGCTTCTGGTTCTTTGACATCGGTCAAGGGCACGTTGTCGGTAACGGAGTTGGCGACATTTACTGCGGGTATCAAGATCGACGGGTCGAATCCGGTTATCACCTTTGAGGGTTCAACTGCTGACGCCTACGAGACTTTGCTCCATATCACTGATCCGACTGCGGATCGTACGATCACGTTGCCGGATGCCACCGGGACGGTGGCGTTGACTTCTGATATTACGACTCCGGTTACTGCGGTGACGGGCACGGCACCAATCGTGTCATCGGGCGGTTACACGCCTGCTATTTCGGTCACCACCAATGATGCTCAACTGATTCTGAACAACTCAATCTTCAACTAAGGAAAGTAGAACATGGCAACATACTCAAAGATCGTACTGTCGGAATCAACCGATGGTGTGGGCATCCTCGTTGACGACGACGCTACTGCCGGAAAACTGATCCATGAGGGATCGGGTACCGCTGCGGACTACGACGAGGTGTGGATCTATGCGTCCAACATCTCAGCAGCCGATAAGAAACTGACCATTGAATGGGGCAGCGCCTCGGTCATTATCGAACAGACGATTACCACGGAGGCTGGTCTGGTACTGGTCATTCCGGGTCTGGTTCTGAAAGGCAACTCCACGGAGATCGAAGTGCGTGCCTTTGCTGAGGATACTTCATCTATTTGCCTCTACGGTTACGTCAACCGCATCGTCGCCTAGCAAATGTTCCGTCAGGATCGCACCAACCCGTCTACCGCCATATCCAACTGGCGGGGACGGCACGACACCCCAAAGGGGTGGCCCAACACGGCTGTCTCTACTTGGTTGAATGGTGGCCTGTTCGGTGCTGAAGCGTTCGTGGCGTTCGGTGGCCTCATCACCCAATACACGGATTCTGGTACGACGTATCGAGTTCATACGTTCCGTGGTTCAGGCTCCTTTGAGGTAGCCAGTGGTGAGGCCAATGTCGATTACCTAATGATCGCTGGTGGCGGTGGTGGTGGCTCAGGGTATTCGGATGCCAGAGGCGGCGGTGGAGGCGGCGCAGGCGGCATGTTGACAGGTACGGGCGTCGCTGTCAGCGCAGGCACTTACACGATCACCGTCGGTGCTGGGGGTGCTGGTGCGATTTCTGATTGCGCCGGGATCACCGGTGGCGACACGGACGCTCTCGGTCAGACCACAGCGGTAGGCGGTGGTGAAGGTACATGCTCAACCCGAGATGGGGTAGTTGGCATCGGTGGTTCGGGCGGTGGCGCTGGTAACAACACCACTGGTGCCGCTGGCACCGCAGGTCAAGGCAACCAAGGCGGTACGGGTGGCAAGTTCCAACTCTTTGGCCTTGATTACCAAGGTGGTGGCGGCGGCGGTGGTAAGGGTAGCGTCGGAGGCAACTCGTCTGGTGGGACAGGAAATGAAAACGTCGGAGGGAATGGTGGGACGGGAGCGACGGGCTACGGTGTCAGCGCATCGACTCCGACTTACGCTGGGGGTGGCGGTGGCAAAGGGATGACCACCAATGGGTCAGGTAATCTTGCCGCTGGCGGTGGGGGTTTGGCCGCTGGAGAACCTAGTGGCGCATCACCGAACACCGGAAGCGGTGGAAGTTATGGAAAAACCAGTAAACCTGAGGGCGATGGCGCTACCGGCATTGTCATCATCCGATATGTTGATCCGAGTTCATAATGGCTGATCCCGCATACATCGACCCCGGTACCGGGGCGCTCACGGATGGAGATGCGTGGGTGGAGATACAAACCCAGACGTTGCTTGATTCGGACCCGGAGGTATCTGCGGTTACTTTCAGTACGGGGACAGGTACTCAGAACTTCAGCCAGTACCTAGACATGACGGTGATTGGTGCTATCGCTGGTTCTGGTTCTGGAACTATCTCATCGAACTCTTGGTATGCCAGATTCAACGACGATGACAGCAGCAGTTATCGGGGGTTGCAGATTTACAACACTGGTAGCACTTTGACCCACTACAACTGGGGGCTTACATCTCAGATACAACCGGGTGACTTGCCGGGGAATACTGATGCCGGGAATGTCGTGGGATTTTTCAAGATGCAACTCCATGACACCAATGCTGGCAAATGGACCTCTGGGGTCGCTTATACGGGTTCTCAAATCCAAAGTGTCGCCACGGACTATATTCGGACATCGACTTTCCAGTATCAAAAGACAGACGCAATCAACGAGATAAAGGTGTATGGCTCCGTGGGGACAAGAGCGTGTCGCATTTCTCTGTACGGGCTGTTGCCAAAGATGGTGAGTTAGATGGCAGGTTTTGAGGCGATAGCATCGCAATACGTTGAAGCAGACGTTTCAGCGGTCACCTTTTCCAGCATTCCAGACACTTACGAACACCTCCAACTACGTCTGGATTGGCGTGGCACATACGCAAGTACCGGCATTGATGGTTACATCAGATTCAACAGCGACTCCGGCAGTAACTACACGAAACACATGATTTACACGGCGTCCACTGGTGGTACCGCTGTCACTGAATCCACAACCGAAACTACGGTTGTGTCCTTTGGGACAACCGGGAGCAGTAATCGTATGGGGGAGTGGCCGGTGGTGTTTCTCACCATTTTCGGATACGCAAACAGCGATGTTGACTATAAGCCTTGCTTTATACATAGCGCTTTAGAGAAAACCGCTCAGTACCATCTTTTCGGAAGCAGCATGTGGAAGAACACTGACGATATTGACACCATCACGGTGACCACTTACGGCGGGAACGTCTTACGGGGTGCGTCGATGGCTCTGTACGGTTGGAAGTCCTCGTAATGGCTATGGAGGTAGCGAAGAATGTCGGTGGTTCAACCATCGGTCACACCGCTGTTGGAAGCGGCGGGGTGGCGTCTGTTACCTACGGGTCAACGTCTGGCGACTCCCGCATTTCGCAGGCGTACAACCACTTGTTCCTGATTTGGGTGGTGCGGGCCGAGGGTTCGGGGTCGGATGCTCAAATGAATCTGAAAGTCAACAACGATACTTCAACGCTTTACAGCGCGACCCGCATGGCGATCATTAGCAGCAACATCAACTCTTATTCTCAGGCCGGTCAAACGTCGTTTGGATTGTCGAACTTCACGGGAGGTGGGGCGGTCGCCAACTCTTGGGGTGGGGGCAACATTTGGATGCCTTGGTACAACAGCACTACGGAAGCCAAATCCATGTGGATAGAAAATGCTGCCGAAAACGACAGCACCTCAAGCAATGCTTTTCGGATGTCGCAACAGGGTTGGCTGTATGACAGCACCTCAGCGATCACCCAGTTGGATTTCTGGCCCTATGCATACGATTTCGCTGAAGGTTCGACTATCACTCTGTACGGAGTCACCTAGGAGGTGCCGATATGGCACGAATGAAAATGGTAAATGGGGTCATCTCTGAGATGACTGCCGAGGAGGAGGCCCGGTTGGAGGCCGACTTTGAGGCCAGCGATCTGGACTTCGGGAGGGTCAGGTCGGAACGTAACAGTTTTCTAAACGGTTGCGATTGGACCCAGTTGGGTGACGCAGCGTTAGGCGACCACACCGCTGAGGACTGGCAGACGTACCGTCAGGCTCTCAGGGATCTACCTGCGAACTATTCGCGTGTGTCAGAAGTGGTATGGCCCACACCGCCTGAGTAATGGATCAGCCGACCGACATCCGACAGGTGAAGATTCCGACCATCGCGGTCGGACTCATCCTGTCCGTAGCGGTCATCGCAGGAACAATCACATGGTCATCAGCACGCACAGTGGCACGCATCGACCGCCTAGAGGAATCGGTCGAATCCATTGAAGATTCGATGGATATGCACGCTTATGCGCGAGTGGAAGATGTTTCGGAAGACATTAGGGATTTAGAAACACGGTTGGTGGCGATGGAAGATTTGTGTAGCCGTGTGGATGCAATGGAGGAACTGATCGCTGGGGTGGCTTCCTCTGTGGGCGTGTTGTTGATGCAGGACGAGCAGTCTTTCTGGGAGGAATGATGCCGGTCGTGTACAAACCTACTCGTCGGATGCAGGGACAGAACGCACGTCCTATTGAGTACGAGTTGCGTAAGATTCAGGAAAAGTTGGACGATTTAGAGGCGCGAGTAACCGCGCTTGGCGGTTAGGAGCCGATATGGGTATCAGGAGATCAGCAGCAGAGTACGGTTCTGGGATCAGCGATCAGCAGTTGACCGTTGATGGCACGGCACGGGCGTTGACCGTCCCGGCTACGGCTATTGCAGCGATGGTGACTAATGGGGCGGAGCCGATTCGGGTTCGTTGGGGTACGCCGACGGCCAGCGTCGGCCATTATCTAAACCCTTACAGTGTGATGGACTTGTATCAGGACGATCTTGGTGATGTGAAGTTTATCCGTGTGTCGTCCAGCAGCACTATTGATGTCACTTACTTCGGCTAGGAGGGATCATGCCTTCAAGGATTACTCAACGCATAGATCAGGTCCCAACGGGGGACATCACTGCCGTCACTGCCGGGTCGGGTCTGGCGGGGGGCGGAACCACAGGTGCCGTGACCCTTACTGTCGATACGGACGCCAAGGGCGATCTGATCGTTGGTACGGGGGCGGATACGGCGACGAAACTTACCGCCGGAACCGACACCTATGTACTTACTGCCGATTCTACAACAGCGAGTGGGTTGACTTGGCTAGCACCGACTACAGGCGATATAACGGGTGTGACTGCGGGGACAGCGATTAGCGGTGGTGGTACGTCGGGTACGGTCACGGTGAACGTGAATGTGGAGACGGCGACGTTGCTGTTGGCAGGTCAGGTTTACGGCTGATGGCGTTTAACCCGTATCAGACACCAAAGTACAATATAGCAGATCCGTACGGGACTTCTCCTTCGTCGCGTCTGGCTGCTGCTTTGGCTAAGTCTTCTATGGGGCAGAAGCGGGCGCGCACGTCGTATAACCGCGACAAGTTTGATATGTCGAAGGAGTGGGGTAAGGCTGTACCCCAGTTGGAGGCGGGTATGGCTCGTCGTGGTTTGCAGGATTCG